AACAATTTGTTAAAAGGCATAATGAATTAAAAGAATGGCTTGAGGATTTACTAAAGAAAGCGAGTGAGAAATGAACTTTGCTAATTTTTATGCCCTATATCCTAGAAAACAAGGCCGCAGGGCTGCCGAGAAGTCATGGGACAGGCTAACCCGTCAAGAGCAAGAAGATGCGTTTGTGGCCCTTTCTACGCACTTGGAATACTGGAAGCTAAAGCAGACTGAAAAAGACTTTATTCCCCATCCTGCCACATGGCTTAATCAAGGTCGTTGGGAAGATGAACTGGATATGGAAGTTAAAAAGGCCAAGAAACCTGAACTGCCTTGGTATTCCAGCGAAGAATTAACTAAAGCAAAAGCCCAAGAAGTCGGCTGCCAAGCATACGCTGGTGAGGGCTGGCAACAATGGCGGGCAAGGATTAGCCAAAAGATTAAGCAGTTAGATGAACAAGCATAAAGATCGTATTGAATATTTGGCCCAATCTTACATAACCATAGCCCAGCGTTACCGCAATTGGGATTTGGTTAAAGAATTGATTGAGCGCAATAAAGATACAGAAGCCGATGTTAAAAAACGCATAAAGGAATTATTAAAAAAATGAGTGGATGGTTAGTAGCAACTGTAGGCGTAATCTATTTTTGCACCGCAATAGATTCGTTTTTTAAAGACAACATGGGCCTAGCGGTTGCATTTCTAGGTTATTCAATCGGAAGCGTTGGATTATGGATGCAAACAAAATGACAGAATACGATCCACACGAAGCAATCAATTACATATACACACACGCACCCAAGTACGCTGTAGCCAAGGGTCAACTGGCCCAGTTAGAAGCGTACAAGTCTAGCCTTAAAGCCATTATGATGAAAAAATCAAGTGAGCAAAGCCTTGGCGGTCAGGAGCGTGAAGCGTATGCCAGTCAAGAATATCAAGATTTATGCAAAGCAATTGGCAAGGCCACAGAAGATGCAGAAACCCTCAAATGGCAGATCACAGCCGCTACAATGCGCTTTGACGCATGGCGCACAGAGCAGGCCAGCAACCGTAACTTAGAAAAGATGACACGATGATTAACCTAACTGAAGAATTGCTAATACTAAAAACATTAACCAAGATGTACGAAACCGCACTAGCCAACAATGACAAAGTGCTTATGATGGAGATTGCTGTAGATATTGCAGAATAAGCAGAAAAACTAGAACAACGCAGCGTAGACAATGCCAACACCTAAATGCCCACAAAAGCCGAAAAAGAAACCTTCCGAAAAATTGCTGAACTGGGATGCTCATTATGTAGGCATCTCGGCTCTGAGGGAACGCCAGCGGAACTCCATCACATTAGAAGAACTGGTAGACGAAGTGATGCCCCTGTTATCCCACTATGCCCTTTCCACCATAGAGGATCGAATACCAGTATTCACGGAATGGGGCGTAAGCGATTTGAAAGAGAATATGGCATTACTGAAGAATCATTACTCGCTAAGACACTTGAGTTATTAGGATGATCGTACTTAACTTACCCCTGCCGCCCAGCGTAAACAGCTACCGCACCATATTCCGTAACAGGATGGGTATAAGCAAGGCTGGCAAAGAATTTAAAGCCCAAGTAAGCGATTATGTGGTTGAGTACAAAGTGCCAAAACTAGGCAATGCACGGCTAGAGATGAAGGTGGTGCTGTACCCCCGTGATCGCAGAAAACAAGACATTGACAACCGAATCAAGGCTTTATGGGATGCTTTGGGCGATGCTGGCGTATTTGACGATGACGAACAAATTGATGTTTTGGTTATCGAGCGTGGTGAAATTAAAAAAGGCGGTGGCTGCCTTGTAATGATTGAAGTCTTAGATGCTTAATACTTATTACCAGCTTTACGAGAAAGCATTAAGCCCTGAATTTTGTAAATATGTAATTCAATCTATTGATTGGAAAAAATCTGAAATTGCCAAAATAGATCGAAATAACCATGATATAGACCCAAAAACACGGATTACTAATATTTATTGGGAAGAACTGCTATCCCCTATTGGCTGCGTAATCCAGTCATATATCCTTGATGCTAATAAAAACTGGGGTTACGACATACGCAGAATAGAACGGGTGCAAATGTCTGAATACAGTCAAGGCGGTCATTACGACTGGCACATAGATTCTAAAGAACCTGTAAATAACGAACAACGCAAACTATCTATTAGCATTTTGTTAAATGATAATTTTGAAGGCGGGGGTCTTGAAATAGAATCAAATAAGGGTGAAAATGTATTAAAATCACAAGGAGATATAGTGGTTTTTCCATCATTTTTACAGCATAGAGTGATCCCTGTGACTGATGGAGTGCGATATTCAGCAGTTTCATGGGCATATGGCCCTACTTTTAGGTGAGATTATGGAAAAATCAATGGCGTTGTTTCTTGCAACCATGTTGCACTCAGGCACAAACACTCATTTTTTCCATTGGGCTACCAAAAGCTACGCAAAACACAAGGCTTTAGGCAAGTTTTACGAAAACATTATTGAGCATACAGACGCTTTAGCGGAAACCTATTTTGGTGTTTACGGTCAAATTACCGACTTTCCAGCCACATACCATATGCCTAAAGAGCCTTTGGCTTATATGCAATCATTACAACGGTTTGTCAAAGAAGCACGGGCTGATTTGCCGCAAGATCCTGAAATCTGCCAGCTTATTGACAACATTGCCCAAGAAATCGACACCACCATTTACTTACTTAAATTTAAGGCTTAATCATGCCATTAGATAAATCAGGCAGCAAAGAATCAGTCGGCAAGAACATCAAAGTCGAAATGAAGGCTGGCAAACCTAAAAAACAAGCCGTAGCCATTGCACTTAATGTTGAGCGTGACAACGCCAAGGGTGAGCGTAAAGCCAAGTTAGAAGAAGCCTATGGTCGTTTCTTAGGTGAGCGTGATAAATGACACGCAGGGATGACATTCGTGCCGCAGTAGAAAAGCACGATAAGCCTATTGCCAAGACAACTAAAGGCAAAGGCCGTCATTACCAGTCAGTAGAAGAAGGCGCAGGCATGACCGAAGCAGGCCGCAAAGCCTACAACGCCAAGAATGGCAGCAACTTACAAGCACCCCAATCTAGTGGCCCTAGACATGACAGTTTTTGCGCTAGGTCTAAAGGCTGGACAGGTGAACGAGGCAAAGCAGCAAGAGCAAGGTGGAAATGCTAATGAAAAACGGACTATACGCAAATATTCACGCCAAACGGGAACGCATTAAAGCTGGATCGGGCGAAAAGATGGCTAAAAAGGGTGATGCAGGCCGCCCAAGCGCACAAGACTTTAAGGATGCTGCTAAGACTGCCAAGCCACAAAGCCGTAAAGACATGATTCGTGACAAAATGAAGGATATGTGATGACACCCATTACCCCATATAGCCGTAAGTACAAAAAAGAAGATGCCATGCTGCGTAAAGAGCATGAATCTACCCTTGAAAAGAATCAGCGTTTGCGTTTAGAGCGTAGAGCAATGCTTTCCAACAGACTTAAAGACTTGGATAAAGAAGTTAAGTAAATGGCTACGCTGGCTGAACTCTTGCGCCAAGGTGCAGATAAGATCATAAATCTGCCTATGGAAGCACAGCGGTTCATTACCAATCCGCAGGCATTTACGCAAGCAGTAACAGGCAAAAACCCATTGCCAAGAGAAACAGGGTTTGCGGCAGGCGCAACAGGATTAACGCCTACACAAACAAGCGTATTAAATCCCAATGATATGCAGTACATGACTGGGTATGAAGAAGGCGAGCCAATAGGTATAGCCGCCACATTAGTGCCAATAGCGGCAATGAAAAAAGGTGTAAAAAATGCAGCAGGAAAAGGATTTTTCGACACAGGAGATATTAGGCGGGTTGGCATTAGCCAATCAAACCTTGACCCAACACGGCTTACCCCCGATGAACTTAGAGCAGTACAAGGAAACCTTGAAGCACCCAGTATCAGAAGAAACGATGGCCCAACTCTCGCCCAAATCCTAAGAAACCCTGATTTAAACCCTTCTGTCCAGCTTGCAAGGGATATAAACCCTTATTTTGATTTAGATGTAGTCAAGGGTATGCCATCTTCATCCTTGCAAAAGCAATTCCCAATAGCCAAGACTTATGAACAAATGGCTAAAGGTATAGAACCTGCATTAGAACGACAGCTATTTGCCCAATACTTACGCAATTATCCTGATGCAGTCAGAAAGTCAGGCGCAACCAATTACCAAGAATTAATTCCTGCCAGCTATGAACAATTAGGCAGAGAAAATGCCCAGCAGCTAGATCGTATGCTCAATAGCGGCATGAATCTGTCTTACCATAAGGGCGATTTGAATTATGCGAACAGCCCACAAATGTTGGAAGATGCGCTAATAAACCGCCATTTATATGTATTTGGTGGTGGTGAGCCGCACCAGTTATTGAATAAGATTGACCCATATACAGGATTAAACGAAAACCAAGTATTCCGTGCAGTACACGATTACTACGGTCACGGGCCATCGGGTGCAAGTTTTGGCCCTAAAGGTGAAGAATTGGCATATGGCACACACGGTCAGTTATATAGCCCACTAGCTAAGATGGCTGCCGCTACTGAAACACGGGGGCAGAATAGCTTTGTAAACTTCTCAGGTGTAAATGCTCAGTTACAGCAAGATATGTCTTTTATTCGACAGGCACGGGATGACATAGCACGAAAAGGTGGTGATACCGCCCCTTATGATGCAAAACTAGCAGAACTTGGCGCACAAACCCAGTATGCAGATCAAAAGGCTTTCTTACTACCGCCCGAAATGATTGATCCTATGTACCAAGGCGGTATGCCCGAATACATGAGGCCATTTATACAGCCTAACAACCCAAGCGCATTAACTGGCTACCATTACAGCAATAGATCTGATTTACTGCAAACCGACCCAAGTATGTACGGAACAGGTATACGGGGATCAGAAGCTAAACGCTTAATGATGGCAGACGCATTACGGGATCGCACCTATTTTTACAATAACCCCAATACAAAAGAAGCTGGACTAGGCCCGAACCAATACGAAGCCAATCTGACCGACTTTTACAATGTGGCCCAAGATCCTGACAACCTAAACCAATTGGCAAGACAGTACAACCAATACCAAGGCATTGTGGATCAAAACGCTGCTACTAATGCAATAGAGCGTATAGCCAATGAAGCAGGATATAAAGGCATTACAAATACAGGCGGCTCTATTAGTTTTGTACCACAAGACCTAAAACCCAAAAAATAGAGTAGAATTAACTTATCTTAATCAACCACTTGGATAAGGTATGCAATCTAAAGTAGAAAATCCTAGAAAAAGGGGTGGAAAGCCAAAAGGATCGCCCAAGACTGGTGGCAGACAAGCTGGTACACCTAATAAAGCCACAGGTGCGGCTCGATTAGCCTTTGCTGCGTTTGTTGATAACAATGCAGATAAATTACAAGAATGGTTAGACGCTATTGCCACCAATGATAAGCATGGCCCTAAAGTAGCGTTTGATTGCTTAATGCAAGTAGCTGAGTTCCATGTTCCTAAACTAGCCCGTACTGAGGTAGTAGGCGTAGAAGATGAACCAGTCAAGCATATTCACGAACATAGCTTTTTAGATTGAAAGAAGTACGCCACCAGTACCGCTACCCCTATAAAGCTAGGGATGCGTTTTCAGACTTTCATAAACGGGATCAACGCTGGGCCGTATTAGTCTGTCACCGAAGGGCAGGCAAGACCGTAGCGACCATTGCAGACATTATCCGTAGGGCAATCTTAGAAAAGAAAGAAAACGCTAGGTACGCTTATATAGCCCCGTACTACGCACAAGCCAAGAACATTGCTTGGGATTACTTATTAAGGTTTGCAGAGCCAGCCATCGTTAAGGCTAATCAGTCAGAATTATGGGTAGAACTGGTCAATGGGGCAAAAATAAGGCTATTTGGTGCTGATAACCCTGACGCTTTGCGTGGTCTATACCTTGATGGTGTAGTGCTGGATGAGTATGCCGACATGAAACCAAGGCTTTGGGGCGAGATTGTCAGGCCATTGCTTACAGATAGACAAGGCTGGGCCACCTTTATTGGTACTCCTAAAGGCCATAATGCGTTCTATGACATATACAACGAAGCCCAAAAGAACCCGAACTGGTATGTCAAGACCCTGAGAGCAGATCAGTCAGGCTTATTGCCACAAGCTGAATTAGACGATGCTAGGGCAACAATGTCAGACAACCAGTACGAGCAAGAGTTCCTATGTAGCTTTGAAGCTGCCATTCTTGGTGCGTTCTATGGTCAGGAAATGCGTAGGATCACGGATCTTGAGCGTATTACCACCGTAGACTATGACCCAATGTTCCCTTGCCATACTGCTTGGGACTTAGGATTCAACGATTCCACAAGTATTTGGTGGTTTCAGGTGGTTTATGGGGAGATAAGGGTACTCGATCACCACTCATCCAATGGTCAAGCCATACCGTTTTACACCATGCTTCTTAACCAAAAAGAAGATGAATTTGGGTATAAATATGGCTACCATTACCTGCCCCATGACGCTAGGGCAAAAACACTAGCAAGCGGTGGAAAGAGCATAATTGAGCAAATTGCTGCAAAAATTGACATAAAACATCTAAAAATCGTACCAAATCTGTCATTACAAGACGGAATACAAGCAACACGACTTGCATTAACTCGCTGTTGGTTTGATAATAGATGTGAAGAAGGCATTGAATGTTTGCGTCAATATCAGCGAGAGTGGGATGATGATAAAAAGATATTTAGGGATCGCCCGAAGCACGATTGGACAAGCCACTCAGCGGATGCGTTCCGTTATCTCAGCCTTGTATGGAAAGACGAAGATAGCCCTATCCTCGATGATTCAAGAGTTAAAGGACTTCATGTCGGTCAAACGGATGTAACTTTGCAAGAATTATGGAATCAAACCCCCAAAATAGTTAATCGCAGGATATAAACATGGATCACACATACGAAGATTGGTATAACTGCATCGCCCAGTACGAGCGTACATTTAAGGAATGGGAAGGTCGTGCCGATAAGATCGTTAAGCGTTACCGTGACGAATCCCGCAGCCGAAACAACCCAAACGCTAAATTCAATATCCTATGGAGCAATGTTCAGACCATTACCCCAGCGGTATTTGCCCGCCTTCCAAGACCCGATGTAAGCCGTAGATTTAGGGACAATGACCCAGTAGGTCGTGTTGCTTCAATGATGCTAGAACGGGCATTAGAGTTCGAGATTGAGCATTACAACGACTACGCCAGCGCAATGAAGCAGGCGGTTCAAGACCGTTTACTTGGTGGGCGTGGTACGGCATGGGTTCGTTATGAGCCGCATATTGTTGGCATTAAAGGTGGTGAAGCTGTAGATGTGCCTGAAGATGGCTTACAAGTAACCGAAGATACAGACGAAGCCAAGACCGAAGGCGGCATTTACTATGAGAACGAGGAAAGCATTGAGTACGAGTGCGCTCCCGTAGACTATGTGTATTGGCGTGACTTTGGTATGACAACCGCCCGTACATGGGAAGAAGTCACCGCAGTATGGCGCAAGGTCTATATGGAACGCCCTGCCCTTGTTGAACGCTTTGGCGAAGAATTAGGTGGGCGTATCCCACTCGATACCAAGCCTGAAACATCCAAGAACTTTAATGAAAAGATGGGCGAAGGCTCACGGGAAGCCTTAATCTATGAAATTTGGGATAAATCTTCAGGTCAAGTAATTTGGCTTTCTAAGTCGATGGGCAAGATTCTTGATACCCGTGAC